CTCAACCTGTGAGCGCCCGTAGCGCGGTCCTGCAAGGTCGTCAGCTCGCCGAGCGCCAGATGACCGACGTGTGCACCGTCCAGGCCGTCACCGGCACGTCGACGGACCCCCTGACGGGTGTTGACACTCCGACGTACGCGACGGTCTATGGCCCGGCAATCGAGCCCCACAGGGGCAAGTGCAAGGTCCAGACGTACGAGCCGTACGAGCGCAACCCTGAGGTCGGCGGCGCGACCATGACGATCCAGCGGTACTCGGTGCATGTCCCGGTCGGGGCGTTCTCGCCGGCTATCGGTCAGGTCGTGACGATCACGGCGGCGGCATTGGATCCGCACCTCGCGGGGAATCAGTTCCGGGTGGTGGCGCTGCTGCACAAGACGGCGGCGACCGCGTACCGGCTGAGTGTGGAGGAGGTCGTCTGATGGCGATCGAGTTCGACACGTCGGAGCTGCGCGGCTTGGCTGCGGACCTCACGAGCGCCGGGTCTGGCATCGCTGACAAGGTGCGCCCGGTCGTGCACCGCGGCGCGAACAACATCAAGCGGCAGATGCGGGCGGAGATGCGCGCGTCGGCCCACTTCAAGGGCGCGGCTGACGCGATCGACTACTCGATGCACGGCGGGATGATGTTCGGCGTCGGGGTCATCGAGGCGGAGATCGGCCCCAGGAGGGGCGCTCCTGGCTCACTCGCGAACATCGCCTACTTCGGCACGTCACGGGGCGGTGGTACGGTCCCGGACCCGAAGGGTGCGCTCGACGTCGAGGCTCCGAACTTCGAGAAGGCCATCGGTGACGTCGTCGAGGGTCTCCTATGAAGGCCCACATCGACGCGATCCGGGCGCTCATCCCCTCGACCTTCACCACCTATTTCGTGGACGTCCCGACGGCGCCGACGTACCCGTACGTGCTCATCTGGTCGTCGGCCGGCACCCCTGGTGTGGAGCAGGCGCTCACGGATGAGCGGACGGACATCGACACGCAGATCGGCGCGACGATCGTTGCCGGCACACCCGAGGGTGTGCTGATCGTCCAGAGCGCGGTGCGGGCGGTCCTGATGCCGGGCGGCAAGCCGAAGTCCCTGGCGGTCCCCGGGCGCGTCGCCGTGCTGCGCCTTGAGGACTCGCGTCCGATCGCGGTCGACCGTGACGTGACGATCCCGACGACGAACCGGTTCCCGGCCTACGGGGTTGACCTGTACCGGCTGATCTCGACTCCCGCCTGACCTGTCCCCCACCTGCCCCAGCCGTCCGGCGTGGGGTCCTCACCCATGCCCAGGAGGCACTCGTGGCGCACCTCATCGACGCCTACCGCACTGACACCGGGGAGAAGGTCCGCGTCCCCGCTGACTGGATCGGACACCCCGTCCTCGGGGTCCCGTTCTCCGAGACCCCCCGCGGAACCAAGGCTGCTCCGGCGGCGCCCACCAAGACCCCGGTCGCCGGGGACAAGGAGAAGATCTGATGCCCCGCTCCCTGGCTGACGGCCGCACGAAGTTCACGATCCTGACGACGAAGCCGGACAACCCGGCTGAGCCGACCATCACCGAGCTCAACGCTGGTCTGCACTACGAGGACAACGTCCTCGCGAGCGACTTCGTGTTCGGTGCCACCGACTCGGACAAGGTCGCCGAGAAGCCGCTGAGTGCGCAGTCCAACGCGAACGCCCTGGCTGCGTCGAACTTCCAGTGCGCCTTCACGGTGTTCCGGTACTTCGACGCCACGACGGGCGCCCCTGACACCACGGCGGACGCGAAGTTCGCTGCGGTGAAGACCAAGGGCTCGCAGCTCTGGGCGTACGCGCGCAAGACGGGCAAGCCCGCGGGTGCCGCGTGGGCGGCTGACGACGAGATCTACCTGGGTGCGGAGATCGCGACCGACGAGCCGCAGCCGCCGTCGGACCTGGGTGGGTACATCAAGTACCGCGTCCCGTGCGAGGTGCAGACCGCGTGGCCGTTCATTGAGGCCGCCGCTGCTGGCGCCTGATCTAGACCCCGGCCGGGCGGCGCTGTCACGGGTCCGCCGCCCGGCCGGTTCATCTCGACCCGTGAAGACCCGTGACTAGCACTAGACCCGTGGAGCACACCGTGACTGACCCCACCAGCAACACATCCGTCGCCGAGGTTGAGTTCGACCTCGACGAGTGGCTCTCGACTGGCACGCTCGCGCGCCGGTCCGTCGAGATCTACAACGACCCGTCCCTCGCGGCGGAGTTCGACGAGCTCGACCGCCGGCTCAAGGCCGTGCAGGTCGACGACGCGGACCCCGAGGCCACGATGGGCACGCCCAGTGAGGCGACGGAGATCCTGGCCGCGATGGACGAGCTTCACGAGCGGTGGGAGGCGTCGAAGGCTACGTGGGTCGTCCGCGCGCTCACTGAGGACGAGGTCAAGGCGATCATCGACGAGCACCCCGACCCGGAGATCCCCCCGCTGCTCGCTGAGAAGCGCGAAGAGGGCGCGGCTGTGTCGGAGGAGCGCCTCGAGGCGGGCCGCGTGTACATGGCGGCGCGTGAGGCTGTGGTCACGGAGCGGAACCTGGCCATGATCGCGAGGGCCGTCGTGGAGGTCCGGGTGCGGGCGGGTGTCGCTCGTGGCGTGACGCTCGAGCAGGTCCGCCGGCTGCGGGAGCGCCCGCACGGCAAGCTGCAGGCGACGCGACTCCTCGAGGCTGTCGAGTCGGCGACGTCGGGCGAGGTGGATGTCCCCCGCCCTACGTGGCCCGGGCGCTCCGAGGCCGCCCGGGGCTGATCCTCGCCCTGAAGGCGGCGCGGGCGTGGCAGGTCCGGCCCACTGAGTACCTGGGCTGGTCCAACCTCGACCGCGGGCTCGCTGAGGGACTGATCGAGGCGGAGTCGTCCGTGGGCCCGCATGGCATCCCGTGGGCGGACGCTCTCGACCCGGAGAACGACGGCTGGTTCGAGGTGCGCGAGCAGATCGACTACGCGCAGAGGCCGCTCGACGAGTGGCAGAAGGAACACCAGGGCAGCGAGGCCGAGCCTGGCGCGCGGGTCTATGTCGTCGACCTGCGCCGTGAGGGCTAGCGGCGGCCCTTCTCGATCGCCGCGCGGATGACGCCCGTGCACACGAGCAGGACGCCGACGAGCGCCACGACGGCCCCTATTGGGCGCCCGTTGACGGCCTGGATCACACCGAGGAGCAGGAGCGCTGCTCCGCCGCCTCGTAGCCAGTCGAACCGGCGCGGCTTCTCGTCGCTCATGACGCCACCCAACCACATCGCACCACCAAAAAGGGGGCGTCATGGCCGATCGGTCCATCAAGGTCATCCTTCGCGCGCAGGTTGATGATTTCAAGCGTCAGATGGACGACGCGGCGAAGTCGACTCGCAAGGTTGGCGAGGACGCGGATAAGTCGTCCGGCACTGCGACGACGGCGCTCGGTCGGATGTCCCGCAGCGCGCAGGACAACCGTGAGGCGTGGGACCGCTCTGGTACGGCGCTGACGGCGTTCGGTGCCGCCACGGTCGCCGCCCTGGGCTTCGCGACCGCGGCTGCCGTCCAGTGGGAGTCCGCCTGGACTGGTGTCACGAAGACGGTCGACGGGTCCGCGTCGGAGATGGCGCAGCTCGAGGATGACCTTCGCAAGCTCGCCCGCACGTTGCCGGCGACCCACACGGAGATCGCCGCCGTCGCCGAGGCGGCGGGTCAGCTCGGTGTTGCCCGCGAGGATGTCGCGTCGTTCACGAAGACGATGATCGACCTGTCGGAGACGACGAACCTGACGGCTGACGAGGCCGCGACGAGCATCGCGCAGCTCATGAACGTCATGCAGACGGCGCCGGAGGACGTCGACAACTTGGGTGCCGCGCTGGTGGCCCTCGGTAACGACGGCGCTTCGACGGAGCGCGACATCGTCCAGATGGCGCAGCGCATCGCCGGCTCGGGCAAGATCATCGGCCTCACCGAGGGTGAGGTCATGGGCCTCGCGAACGCCCTCGCCTCGGTGGGTATCGAGGTCGAGGCGGGCGGCTCCGCCATCTCGAACATCATGATCGACATCTCGAAGTCGGTCTCTTCAGGCTCGGATGACCTCGAGTCGTGGGCTGCTGTCGCGGGGATGAGCGCGAAGGACTTCGCCGCCGCGTGGAAGTCGGACCCGGCGGAAGCCCTCACGATGACCATCGAGGGTCTCGGTCGGATGAACGCCGCCGGCGGCGACGTTTTCGCGACCCTGACGAGCCTGGGCCAGTCGGACGTGCGCGTCACCCGTGCCCTGTTGTCGATGGCGAACAGTGGCGACCTGCTGCGTGAGTCGCTCGCGCTCGGTAACGCGGCCTGGGCTGAGAACACTGCGCTCATCGCCGAGGCTGAGAAGCGTTACGACACGACTGAGGCGAAGCTGCAGATCGCGAAGAATGCGATCGCGGACGCCGCCATCACCTTGGGTGAGACGTTCCTGCCTGCGATCGCTGGCGCGTCGGAGGCTGTCGCGGCGTTCGCGGGGTGGATTGGCGCCCTCCCGGCTCCGATTCAGTCCACGGTCGCGGTCATCGGCGGGCTGGTGGGCGTGACAGCCCTCGCCGCCGGAGGCTTCCTCCTCCTGTTCCCCCGCGTACTCGAGACGGTCAAGGCGTTCCGCACCCTCAAGGCCGACGGATCCAAGGTCCCTGGGGTGATGTCGGCGGTGGGCAAGGCCGCGGCCGTTGCCTCTGCGGCGCTCGTCGCGGTGCAGGTCGCCGCGGCAGTGTTCGGCCAGGAGTCGAAGCCGGCCACGGCTGCTGAGTGGGCCAACCGGCTCCTGGACGTGAAGACGTCCGCGGACCTGGCCAAGGTCAGCCTCGATGGCATCGCGGGCGAGACGTACACCCTGAGTGATGCGCTCAAGCGGGTGACGGCCCCCGGTGTCATCGACGCGTTCGATGATTGGTCCGGGAATCTCCTGAGCATGAACTCGTCGGCCGATCTGCTGACCGACGAGTTCGAGTCGATGGGTAACGCGCTCGCGACCCTGTACGCGTCGGACCCGGTCCGGGCTGCGCAGACCTTCGACGCGATCCTCGCCCAGACGGGTGGCACCACCGAGCAGCTGCTCGACGTGATGCCGGCGTACCGCGATGCGCTGCTGAACGCGGACACCGCACAGGAGGTCGCTGGTACCTCCGCTGAGGAGCTCGCGGAGTCCCTCGGCTACACGGGTCAGATGACCGAGGAGGCCGCGGAGGCGCTCAAGAAGTGGCGCGACATGGCCTCCGCTGCCGACAAGGAGTTCATCACCCTCAACGGGGCGTATGACTCGGTCATCCAGAAGAACAAGGACTACGCCCAGTCGACGGCGGACGCCACGGACTCCTCGACTGACTCGTGGGAGGACTACTACGACGGGGTCTCGGTCTCGGCCGAGGACTACATCGCCGACCGGCAGGCGCAGGTTGACGCCCAGGCCGCCTGGGAGACGAACATGCTCGACATCACGCGTCGCGTGAAAGAGGGCATGACGGGCGACATGGCGGACGCGGCGAACGCGATGATCGACGAGCTGCTCGAGCTCGGCCCCGAGGGTGCCGCGCAGGTGCAGTTGCTGCGCGACATGTCCGACGCGGAGTTCGCGCAGGTCGTGTCCCTATGGTCGAACAAGGGCGCCACTGCGGTCTCTGAGTTCGTGTCGCAGGTTGAGGGCTACCGGCAGCCGGTTGTCACGGTGAATGCGGATCTGAGCCCTGCGCAGCGGGCGCTCGAGTCGTTCATCTACAACGCGGGCATCCGACAGGTGCGCGTGGGTGTCTCGTCGCCGTCGGCGCTCGCCGCGGCGGGTGTGCCCGGGTTCGACTCCGGCGGGCCCGTCTTCGGACCCGGGTCGACGACGTCGGACTCGATCCTCGCTCGACTGTCGAACCAGGAGCACGTCTGGTCGGCGCTCGAGGTCAAGGGTGCTGGCGGGCATGCCGCGGTGGCCGGCATGCGGGCCGCGGCCCGCACGGGGTCTTTGCCTGGGTTCGCCTCGGGTGGGTCGCCGGCGTACGCGCAGTCGGCCAGTTCCCTCATGCCTGCACGGGTGTCGCTCGCGGCGCCTGCCCAGTCCGTCCGAGAGGGGCCGCTGGTGCACGTCGAGCAGGTTGTGCAGGGGACGCCGCAGGATGTCGGCCGCGAGGTCGCCTGGGCGATGGCAGGGAGGACCCTCTGATGGACCTCTCGACAACGACCGTCACGTGGCGTGGCCTTACGTTCTCCGGGGTGCGTGGGGCGCCGTTCGGGCTCTCAACCCTCGAGGGCTGGTCAGATCTCCCACCCGCCCGTCGTGACTCCCAGCCGCGACCTCAGGCGCATGGCCGCTTCGACGGCCCTGTGTGGTCTGACGAGCGGACGATCATCATCACGGGTTCGACGTACTCGGCGGCGGAGCGTGATGCACGGCTCGCGGCCCTCGAGGATGCGATGGCGTGGCCGTCTGGGCGTGGCTCGACGGAGGAGCTCACGATCACGCATGGCGGTAGGACGCTCACGGCGTTCGCCCGGCTGACGCGCTTCAAGCCGACGTTTGGTGGGGCGTGGGCGTCGGGCGGCTTCCCGTATGCGATCGAGTGGGTTGCCCCCGACCCTCTCCGCTACAGCGCCCCGATCGTGGCCCGCACAGGCTTCCCAGTCCTGCGTGGCGGTCTGCGTTATGACCTGTACACGGATGGCGCGGGCACGAATCTGGGCTGGCTGGACTACGGCGAGCCGTCGGACACGGGCCGCCTGTCGCTGACGAATGACGGCAACGCGGACGTGTGGCCGGTGTTCGAGGTGACGGGTCCTGTGGAGCCTGAGGGCTTCGAGGTCGTCCGTGTCGGCAGTGGTCAGCGGATCCGTTTCCAGGGTCCGGTGCCGGCTGGTTCGCCGCTGGTGATCGATTCGGCGACGGGTCTGGCGATGCTCGATGGGACGGCTGACCGTGGCGATCTGCTGACGGTGCGCGAGTGGTCTCCGGTGCGCCCTGGTGAGACGGCCGAGTTCGCGTTCATCAATCTCGGCCCCCACTCCTCTGCTCAACTGACGGCCGTCATCCGGCCAGGACGGTGGTGACTCGTGGCTCTGACACGCAGCATGGGAGCTCGCCCGGATGTGACTCGGGGCACGACGCCGGTGGAGGTGCGGAAGGGCATCGCGGCGCAGTACATCCGTCCGGGTGTGCTGCCGGGTGGTGCGACGCCTCTGGTGACTGGCACATCGGGCATGGCGTACAACGTCGGCGCGGCCCCGTTCGTGACGTCGCGCGGCACGTCGGACGGGTATCACCTGTTCACGAATGACGGCACGGTGACGATCGGGACCACGGGTGTGGGCTCGACTGTCCCTGCGGCGCCGAGCACGGGCCTCAAGCGGATCGACATCATGTGGGTGCGTCACCCGTCGGCCGGCGAGAACGCGGACACGACGTCTCAGCCGGTCTTCGGGGTGTCGTCGGGCACGGCTGCGTCGACCCCTGTCGCGCCGACGATCCCGACTGGCGCTGTCGAGCTCGCGCGCAATGAGATGTCTGCGGGGGTCACGTCCACCGCGGCGTCGGGGA